TCTTTCGGATTCTTAATACTCACATTGAGACTCCAGGTGATGGAATCATAATTTTTCAAGGCATGCAGGCGCACACCTCTGAGAGCATCAAGTCTCTTGAGGGCTATCACCGAGGGTGGGTTGAAGAAGCACAGAACCTTTCCCAACGCTCGCTTGATTTGCTGCGTCCTACCATTCGTGAAGAAAAGTCTGAGCTCTGGTTCAGTTGGAACCCTTCGAGTAAGAAGGATCCGGTAGACGCACTCCTCCGCCCAACGCCTCCACCCGAAGCTATTGTTGTTAAGGCCAACTATCAGGATAATCCTTTCTTCCCTGATGTTCTTCGTAAGGAGATGGAGTGGGACCGCCGTAGGGATCCTGACAAGTATCAACACGTTTGGCTTGGTGGGTACGAGGAGCGAAGTGAGGCTAGAGTCTTTAAGAACTGGATAGAGCAGGAGTTTGAGACACCGCGTGGAGTCTCGTTTTTGTATGGTGCAGACTGGGGTTATAGCGTTGATCCCTCAGTTTTAATTCGGTGTTATGTAATTGATCGAACACTTTATATTGATCGGGAAGCTTATAAAATCGGTGTTGAAATTGATCATCTCCCTCAACTTTTTGATCTCGTTCCTGGTTCGAGGGATTCGAGGATTACGGCTGATAGTGCTCGCCCTGAAACTATTAGCTATTTGCAGCGTCATGGATTTCCTAAATTGGATGCAGCGGTCAAAGGGAAGGACAGCGTTAAGGAAGGCGTTATCTTCCTCCAGAACTTTGACATCGTAGTTCACCCACGTTGCACGCATACAATCGATGAACTGAGTGGATACGCGTATAAGGTGGATCCTAAGACGAATGAGATCATGAGCCCTCCGGTTCTTGAAGATAAGAAGAATCACGTGATTGACTCGTTGCGCTATGCGGTGGAGAGGCTGCGAGCTAACCTGTTTGATCATGAGCAGGCGGGGATGACGAGTGTAGCGACGTGGTAAAGGCTGCGACAAAACCGGAGGGCGGAGGCGCAGTTGGATGTTGATCCTAGCAAACTATGGGAAATGGTGGACAAGGGCGGAACTATCGCCCTTGCTCTTACTATCATAGTAGCGTTCTTGCGTGGATGGATTGTTCCACGTTGGGCCTATATAGAACTGAAGGAACGATGTACCCAACTTACGATCTTGGCCGACCGAGCGACGGAACTAGCAGATCGGCAATCTTTGGCGAAGGAAGAAATTTCACGTCAGCGGGGTACCAGGGATCGCCAATGAGACTGCTTTCTCGGTGGGCGTGTAACTTTCAACGCTGGCGTCGGGAGATGCTGTCTGATCTGCATTGCGCTGAGGAGGAAGTTGATACCCTCGCAAAGCGACTGCATACCATCGCAGGGAGAGCTCACGTCCTCGAGATGGAAGCATACGGTGAGACAAAGCCGCGTCGGACGCTGCTACCGGCAACGACAACGACACCACCACCACCCCAATGTTGAAAGGCACCTTTATACTCGTGGCGCTCATGGCTGCTTGCCTAGCGAGCCTACTCGTTGCGCTGGCTCTGTGGGATGTGCTGTTTGTAAGACGCCACAAGTTGAATGGCGCAATTCAGTTCATGACCCTCGATAACTTTAGGCATCAGGTAAGTCTACTGCTCATTTCGTTGCTTTTACTGAATAAAGCTATGGGTTTCTTTCCCATAGATCAAATTACTGTTTCTTTGATCATCGTCTCTAGCTTAATAATCGATGGTTTTTGCTCTCTCGGTCGCCGCCACCGGATGGCACAATTAGTAGGTGATTATATTGGGCTACGTGGGGGAAAGCGGCGCACAGATCCGCCTCGGTGCCCATCGCCATGTCCACCTGATAGCTATCACGGGAGCATCGGTGAGTAATCAGCAACAATCGGAATTTGCAGTATTTATGATTAGTTTTTGCGTTGGAGTAGTTATTGGCGCTGTTATCATGTTTTTGTACCTTTACCGATGACCTCAGACGAGTTTGTAGAAGACGTTCGTCGGCTCCTGGCTATCTACGATAGCTCAAACCAGGGACCAACGGTCATTCCCTCGGGAGGCGACATTCAAGCTGCGCTGAATCGTGGTGATACGCTCATCCAGTTAGAACGGGGTGGGGACTACGAGAGTATCGTGGTGGAGCGGCCAGTTCGAATTGTTGGGAACGGTGCCCGGTTGATCGGGCAGGGAAAGCCAGCTCTCTATGTGCGTCCGGGTTCTTCCGATGTGGTTGTGGAGAACTTGGCTTATGCTTCGAGCTTTCAGTCTTGTATTCAGCTTGGGGATAACGGGCCTACGCAAAATACATTGGCGCTTGTCCCTCGTAATATTCGGCTGGTGGCTTCGCTCATTGTAAGTCACTTTGGCCCGAATGCGAAGAACGCGATTGAAAATAATGCCACGGGAGTCGAACTTATTGATATGGCTATCGGGCAAGTCTACAACACTGGGGCAGTAGAATCCCATGTTCTTGCTACGATCAATACTCCCGGAGGGCTTACGTGTCGGGGCGGAACTCTGAGCGGTGGCTCGATCACTTGTTTCACGGGTGGTGATACGGTCAAGGTTCCCGATGCAGACATCGAGGGCGTGTTCTACGAGAACCTCACTATCACGAAGCCTTCCCAATGGCAGGGCGACGGGGTCAACCGGAACATCAAGAACTTGGTCGAGTTTAAGAACGTCACGCATGCCGTGGTTCGAGCGTGCGACATCTCGAACAGTTGGGGACCAATCCAGCGTGGGTTCGCCGTGATGCTGACTCCGAAGGTTGACGGTAGGGTTGTCGGGGTTCTCTTCGAGAACAACACGATCTTCAACGTCGGCGCGGGGTTCAACATTACTGGGCGAAATCCTACAGGTGCGGACCCTACCCGGACAGACGACATTCGGATCATCAACAATAATTTGACGATTGACAAGTTGGCTTACGCGGGAGTCGGATGGCCGTTTCTCCTCCAGGATGGCATGGGTCATCTTACCATTGAGGGTAACATGATCCGGCATAATGGTAACGCCTTGGTCTATGTGGACGATACGGAAAAGATTGCCAGTCTAGTAATGCGAGGAAACACCGCGAACGTCGGAGCCTACGGCATCCGCACCCCGTATGGGAACAACGGAGAGGGATGGCAGCAGGTGTTTGACGAGCTTATCGTTGAGGACAACATCTTCAGCGGAGCTTCGACGGTATTTAAGAGGAATTTTCCGAAGAACTCCTACGTTTAAGGGAATTAACAATGCCCCACGATAAATACGGCCGCGATCTCGTAGTCGGCGACAAGGTCAACGTCGAGATGACCGTGAAAGAGATCTACGCGGGAACTGATTACTGCAACGTGATGCTGGTGAGGCAAGAAGTCGACGAGCAGCAATTGACTTTGCTCTGTCAGGCGAAGCAGGTCTCTAAGCTGACACCGGAGACTCTACGCGTGACTCCTTCTCCTATTGAAGTTGGAGAGGATTCATGAAACGTCTACTGAACGAACCCGTCGCTATAGCCGCAACCATCCAGTCTGTTATTGGTTTTGCGATTATCATGGGCTGGTTGAACATGACCGAGGTGCAGACCGGCGCAATGATGGTCGCAGTGAACGCCGTTCTCGGGCTGTTCGTTCGGCAGGTCGTAACTCCAAATCAGCTCGCCGAAGCTAGAGTATCGGTAGGTGGCAGTCCGACGCAGCCGATGACCGAGGCACAGAAAGAAGTTCACGAGGCGAACCTCGAGCGAGAAAAGCAGAGTAAGTAATGTCCGAAGATCTCGTCCCCACCAACGGAAATGACGCCTCGCTGGCGGAGCTCCGGTCTATCATGACTGAGATCCGCAATCTCGAGGGTAACGTCACGCTCGCCCGTATGAACTGGGCACGTCAGCATGGTATCACGCATGGTGGTGCGCGAGATACCTATCAGGTGCTCGGGTATGACGATGCCATCACGACCGGCCAGTACCGCGCACTCTACGAGCGCGGCGGCATCGCTGGCAGCGTGGTCGACGTCATGCCAGAAGCGACGTGGCGTGGAGAGATTCCGTTTGAGTTGATTGAGGACGAGAATCCGGACAACCTCACGGCGTTTGAAAAAGCGTGGGTCGCTTTAGAAAAGAAACACTCTATTCACGCGATGTTTCAGAGAGTAGACAAGCTCTCGAGACTTTCGACTTACGCAGTGTTGCTAATTGGCGTGGGTGGAGATTGGAGCACTGAACTACCTAGAGCTACAAAACAAGGGATTTTGTATCTGAAGCCTTTTCTTGGTGGCGGTGGACCTGGATCTAGTAATCAGCAGACGTCCGCTGCTGGCGCAGATGCTTCTGTATTTGAATACGACACAGATTCTAGCAGCGAGCGGTTCGGTCTTCCCCTCAGCTACACCATTCGAAATGAAGATGTCGCGGCAGGGGATTGGGGCAAGCCCGTTCACTGGTCTCGGATTATCCACGTCGCCGAGGGTTTGCTTTATAACGAGGTGTTCGGTCAGCCAGCCCTTGAGCGCGTGTGGAATCTCTTTACAGACTTACAAAAAGTGACAGGCGGTGGATCGGAAGCCTACTGGCTGCGTGCGAATCAAGGATTACATCTTGATATCGACAAGGATATGGCGCTGGAAGATACAGCCGCCACGATCGCGGCGCTCAAGGAGCAGGCAGATCTCTATAAACACCAGTTGACCCGCTGGCTGCGGACTCGAGGTGTCTCGGTTGAAACTCTGGGTTCTGATGTTGCGGACTTTGGTAAGCCAGCAGACGCAATCATTACTCAGGTGGCGGGAGCGAAGCGGATTCCGAAGAGAATTCTTACGGGCGCGGAGATGGGAGAGCTGGCTTCGACTCAGGATAGGGAGAACTTCAGGGATCAAATCATCGGACGACAGACTCAATACGCGGCTCCTTATATTATCCGACCGTTCGTAGATCGACTCATAGCGTATGGCTATCTTCCTACCCCAAAGAAAGAAGAAGGCTATGTTGTTAGGTGGCCGCACATTCAGGTCTTGAGCGAGACAGAGAAGGTTGAAGGAGCTAAGGGTTGGGCAGCGGTGAACCAGACGATGGGTGAGCCGGTCTACACCGAAGCGGAGATTCGGGATCACTGGTCTAGTATGGCTCCTTTGAGCGACGAGCAGAGGAAAGAGATCGCGGATCGGGCGATGGAGAATGCGAAGCAGGCGCAAGAAGTCATGCAAATGACGGCTCCGCCTGAAGACAAACCCAAAGATAACTTAAGAGCAGCCGAAGAGATCTATAAGTTCTCTTCTACCCAAGTTCAAGTTCCACCAGTCCTCGCGGACATGATCCGAGACTTTGGTAGAAGCATCCCGGCTTTCGATCTTTGCGACGAAGAGGGCGGTCTCGAGGAAGACATCCACATCACGGTGAAGTATGGTCTACATACGACTGACGCTGCTGATGTTCGGAAGGTTCTTGCGACTTATGTTGGACCAATACGAGTAAAGCTCGGGAAGACTGCTTTCTTTTCGTCCCCTGCTTACGATGTTTTGTATATTGCGGTGGAGAGCCCGGATCTCGTGGGTTTGAACGAGAGATTGGGAGAGAGCCTCGAAAATACCACCACGCATCCAGTGTATCAGCCCCATATTACAGTTGGATATTTGAAGCCTGGATTGGCTGACCGGTATTCGGGGATGACGAACTTTGAGGGGATGTCTGCTTCTATTGGGTCGGTTCGCTTTTCTTCAAGCCTTGGTGAGACCGTAGATCTTAAGGTCACTGGGCGGAATGAGAAGGGAACGTTTGCGGTTGCGGAAGCGGCGGAAGACACTGAGATAGTTGGATTGTTGGTAGCAGCAATTGAAGCAGGAGATCGGGATTTAGTTGATCGGATTGTGGGTATGAAGAAGTGAATTTAGCTCCGTCTCGAGCGGCTCGTCTCTTAGTCATGGCGACTAAGTTGGCGAAGCTACAGCTCGAAGTTCTCGAAGCAAAAGAGGGGCCTCTTCATAAGTTAGCCGACTCCCACTCCCCCAAACTTTCTGTCGCTATCCGCTATGCTTTCGCTTCGGCCAGAGCCGCCATGCGTCCGGCGCTGCAGTCGCGAGAGGACATCAAGAAGGCGACGGCACTCGGGATTGTGACTTTGAGGCAAGAGCTGAAGGCTATCTTGCCGAAGGCGCTGAGGAAGATTTATGTGGCTGGTGGGGAACTAGCAGTTACTCGTCTTTCCAAAGATCTTAGAGGATTAGAAGAATTTCGAGCAGCAAAACAAGAACTAAAACCCAAGATCGAATTCAAGTTTGACGTTACGAATGAATCAGCAGTCTCTTGGGCCGACCGCCACTCCGCCGAACTCATTGACGGGATTAGTGAAACCTCTCGCGAGGCTATCAACAATGCCGTGGCTGAGTTCCTCGAGACTGGTGACTTTAAAGAACTCCGTGAGGAGATCTTAGCGGCTGTTGGGGACGTGGCAAGAGCAGACCGCATTGCGCGTAACGAACCTATGGTCGCGGTGCACGAAGGTCAGCGTGCGGCTTGGGATCAGGCGGTGGAAGAAGGCTTGCTTCCTGAAAATGCAGTAAGGGAGTGGATCGTTGTTGGAGACGACAAGGTCTGCCCGATTTGCGAGGGGCTGGAAGGGAAGACCGCGGCTCTGGGTGAAGAGTATGAAGAGGGGATTGAAGGGCCACCGGCTCACGTGATGTGTCGGTGTTCGGAGGGTCTATCTTCCTTTAAGTCGTTGGGTGGGCAGGGATCTGGGAATTTTGGACATGCCGGTCGCCCTGGTGAAGTAGGTGGTTCTTCCTCGGAAGGCGGCAGTAGCTCAAAGAAGGAAGAGTCTCGGTCTAAGTTACACGCCGGAAATGTAACAAACAAGAAGACGATTACAGGTTCTATCAATGGAGTCCACAAAATTACATTGAGAGACGCCGAAGGAGATGAAGTTGAGGCTATCTTCAAGCCATCCTCTGGAGAAGCGTGGACTAGTGAAGAGGTTTCGAGAAATCAAGTAGAAGCCTATAAAGAAGATAACGATCTAAATACTGAAGAAGCCAACGAGCAGCTTGGATCTGAGTTTGGTTTTGGTGATGACGAACCAGTCCGTGAAACCATTACCAACAGAGATTTCTCCTACGCTGATCGTGAAGCTGCTGCCTACGAGCTAGATGAAGCCCTTGGGCTCAATGTAGTTCCTCCAACTATCGTTAGAGAGATTGACGGTGAGCGGGGTATGGTGCAGCAGTTTGTAGAAACGGGTGGGCTCGGGTTACACGATGCTGGAATCGACCAAGACTCGGTGTATGGGTTGGCCGTTCTGGATATCGCGACTGGTAACACTGACCGTCACGGTGGAAATGTTCTGATTGATACTGACCGTAGAGTAGTGGCCATCGATCAGGGTCTCAGCTTTCCGGATGATTCAGATTATCATGATAACTATCAGTTTAGACCTGATGCTACGATGAATCTATTAGCTGAAAATCAGGGAGCAATGTCTGAGAACATGTCTTCTCGAATTGCGAAAAGTTTGGTCGATACGGACTGGGATAAGCTCACTGACAAGTGGTCGATGAGTGAAGGTGAAAAGGACAGTTTTTTTGCTCGCCTTGGGAGACTCAAGACAGTATTTCAAGCTCCAGACGCTATGAGCAGATCTTACGGTGTTCGTACTTTAATCTCTAATATGGCAAAAGAGTCCAATATCTCGGCCAGTCATTCTTCTCGAGATGTCAAACATATCAATACGGATGCTGTGAAAACGGGGATCTCCCAGTGAAATTAGTAGGCGCAAAATTCAAGATCGACGGCCAAGATGCTGGTGAGGTTCGTCTTAATTCCACTGGGAAGGTTACTATTTCAGTGCGAAATCGAATGATCCAGAAAGAACTAGAAAACGGAGTTCTGGGACCGAAGAAGCAGTTCATCAAAGCCACCGAAGGGCTGAAATTCGTACAAGCCGTGATTCGCCAGTACTCGGGGAGCTACATTCAAGCGATCGGGATACTGGAATAGAACTTCTGTGATGGTGGGAGCCAAAACAGAGGAGTAGGACAATGGCAACACAAACGACGACTGAAGACAAGGTGAAGGCTCAGGAGAAAGAGAATGTGGAACGGCAAGCTGCGGTGACTGGCGCGGAAGCGGTTGCCGCTGCTGTAACCAAGGTGGCTCAGGACGCCGTAGTCAAGGCGCGGGATCAGGGGCCATCAGCAGTGCTAGGGGATTTCACGGTGTCTGGAAGTCCAGGAGGAAAGTTCGAGCTGAGAGCGAAGACTGGTCCGATCTTCTCGTCGAGCGGTACGGTCTTCGTGAACGGCAAGCCTCAAGTAACCTTCGAGTGGGGAGCAACTTACATTCGAGGGAAGTTCGACTCGGACGTGACGGCGGGATCCACAGGCTATGCAGAAGTCGTTGTTCAGGTAAGCAACGATGTCCGCAAAGTTGGGTACTTGAAAGTCTCGTAAGACGAGGGTGGAGTGGCTACTAGTCACTCCACCAACTTTACAAAGGATTTTGATCATGCCCGGAGATCGAAAGCACCACACCGACAAGTTCCGCCGATGCGTTGAGCAAGTCGTGGAGAAGGGGCATGCGGAGTCAGCGGCATACGCTATTTGTACTACGTCGCTGCAGAATGCGGGGGAAGAGATCTTTGAGGCTCTTGAGGAGAGAATTTTGGAGAATGGGGAAGAGAGAACTCTTCACTTACTAGGGTCAACTGGCGTTGTTCGTAAAGAAACGCTCAACGATCGCTCCTATCTAGTCGTCCCGATCATCGCCCTGATGGAAGGCGTCATTCACGCCGTCAATGCAGAGACCCCGGAATTTGTTTCGGGAGACGTCTTGAAAAGAGCGGCAGCGAGCTGGATCGGCAAGCCGGTCACCCTCGGGCATCCGGCGAAGGCCGGGAAGCAGTGCTCCGCATCCGACTTCGAAGTCAGGAAAGCATCGGGCATCGGCGTCATCATGAAGTCGGAGTTTGATGGTAGACGACTGGCTCAGGAAGCTTGGATTGATGAAGAGAAAGCCAAGGCTCTACATCCGAAGATGTATGCAGCCCTCGAGGCGGGTAATACCGAGGAAGTGAGCGTTGGAGCGCACGTAGTTACGAACACTGTGGGAAGTAGCTTCAACGGAAAGTTGTATAAGGGATCCTGGCTTGAAGCTTCTGGTGATCATCTTGCTTTCCTTCCTGGCGGAAGGGGAGCGTGTAGCTGTGAGATGGGGTGTGGGACGTTCAGAGCAGCCTCTCATGTAGTCACAGAAGAGGGGCTTATGCCGGTAGTTGCGGAATCCTTCGTGGCTCTCGAGGGAAAGTCTCTCGATGAGCGGATCTCTATGGTTCAACAGGCGGTTGATAAGTGGAATTCTCAAGTAACTTCTCAGCCGGTGAATCCGTCTTCTTACGCCTATGCTCGACAGGTGTTTGATGATCGCGTGATTATCAGCATGGGTGAGAAGACTCTCTCGGTGCCCTACACTGTTACCGACGGTGTGGTGAAGTTCTCGGGAGAGCCTACCGAAGTGAGGCAGGCGTGGGTGGCGCTCTCAACCAAACCAGCAGAAAAAGAAACACCGAAGGTTGCGGAGAAGGAAGATCGGATTAGGTCAGAAGGCGGCAAATACACCGTCTACGGCAGTGGCAATCTTAGACTCGCTGCACATCTCACGCGAGACGCGGCTGAGCAGCACCTCGAAGCGATCGATAAGATCCTAGGTGCTTGAAAGAAGAAATAGATTCTCAAGTTTTGAGAAATAGCAAGACCAATATCGGGCGACCCAAGGCGCGGCGAATACAAGCCGCAACTGAAACAACAGCCGGTTGCGGCTGAATATCAACCAAGGAGAGAAGCATGAAGACGAACAGAGCGGAACAGATCGCTGCGCTGGTGGTGGACCCGCACAGTGGATTCAAGACGGGTGATGAAGGAATGCTGGAAACCTGCTCGGACGAGCGGCTTGCAGAGTTCCGAGCAGCGTCGGACAATCGACGGACTGATGAACAGAACGCTAAGACGACTTCGGCCGATTTGGTCAAGTCCAACGCTCGACTCAAGGTGACGGAGGATAAGCTTCGCGTGGCTGAGGAATCGCCGTCCGAGGAAGCCTGGATGGAAAAGGCTCCGGAGCGCGTGAAGGCACTGATCGCGGCGGAGAAGGCCGAAGAGGACTCCGTTCGTGCGGCGATTGTCTCGCGCCTGAAGGATCTCGGCGCGAACACGGAAGCCGAGCTGAACGCCATGCCCACCGAGCAGCTTCGCCAGCTCGCGGAGTACTCGCGGACCCCGGTTCCTGATTTCAGCGGGAAGGGTCTCCCCAAGGAACGTTACGCGTCGAGCAAGACGACGAATTACGCTCCTCCGGATCCGTATGCGGCTGGCCTTGAGAAGCTGCGCGCTGGTTCGAAGTTCGTCAACTAACGGAAGGATTTCACTGCGGTCAGCAGGTAAGTTTGCAAGTCTTGTAAGCCTGTACGTTTGACCGTCAAGGAGCTGACACGATGGCAATCACGAGAAGCAATCCGAATAAAGTTCTACTGGGCGACATGCGGAAGGTTCAGACAATTGTCGGCGACCTCGCTGCCGCTACGGCTATTACTCCTGGTGCGCTGGTTCAGCGCGACCGTGTTACTGGTGTCATTCGCTGGAAGGTTGCAGCGGCGGACATCGATGGTCCTCCGGCCGTTGCAATCGATATGCCCTATCTCAATAAGGGTGTGGACGATGCGTGCGCGATCGGGGATCTGATCGATGTGGCAGTGCTCGGCAAGGGCGACATTGCCTGGATGTTCGTCGCTTCCGGCGCGACGATCGAAGAGGGTGATCTTCTTGGGTCACACGGGACTTCAGGCCAGTTGAAGCTCGGTGCAACCAAGGCGCTCTTCACCGCACTCGAAACCAAAGTGACCCCTTACGCGGCACTGACGCGCATCCGCGTCGAAGCCCTCTAAGGCTGAGAGCCCAGACTAGGAGTATATGCGATGTCAAAAGAAATGAGATTTCTCACTCACGGTCAGACGGGTGCAAACCCGCTGCAGAGTGTGATCGGTCGTTGCTTGAACGAGAACGGTGGATGGGATATTGAGGCAATGCGTGCACCGGGGTTCCGTGACCTTGAGCGCGCAGAGAGCAACGGGTTCCGTGCTCTGGCTCCGATGTCAGACAAGGCGCAGGTTCTGCTGGATCGTGCGGTGGTTGAAGTTGGTCTTCAGCGCCTTACGATCACTGCGGATATCATGGCTGCGGACCTGGTTTATCCGTTGACGGATCCGCTGAGCGTGGCTCAGCTCGAGTGGAATTCGGTCAACAAGATCGGCGCAGCTCAGCGGACCATGAATCCGCAGTCTCGCGGTGAGAACAAGCTGCCGATCGTGTCACCGAACCGGTTGCCGATTTATCTTACGACCGATGAGTTCGAGATCGATATTCGCACGCTGAAGACCTCTCAGCGTATTGGGATGCCGCTCGATACGTCTATCGTGAAGCAGTGCGTTCGCGCTGTCAACGAGGCAATCGAAGACGCGACCATCAACGGTGCGACAACGCTGGACGGACAGGATCTCAAGGTTGCTGGTTATTCGGCTCCTGGACTCCTGAACGCTCCTAACGCCGAAACGCAGGCGTTGACGCTGGCGTCGTGGGACATCACTCCGGTGGGCTCGACCATCTTCTCTGAAGTGCAAGCGATGATTGCCAAGCTTCAGGCAAACAAGAAGTATGGTCCGTATCACCTGTATGTCCCCACAGATGTCGGTCTGACGTTCGACAACGACTACAACGCGACCAACAACGCTCAGGGTCTCACGATCCGTCAGCGTCTGCTCCAAATGGAATCGGTCCGTTCCATCAAGACGGCGGATATGCTCCCCTCGACTAAGGTCGTGCTCGTGCAGATGACCTCGGATGTCGTGGATATCGTGGTGGGTCAGCGTCCGACCATCATTCCGTGGACCAGCCTCGATGGCTTCTCCATTCACAACCTCGTCATGGCGATCATGATTCCGCGTGTCCGTTCGGACTACAACGGGGACAGCGGCGTCTGCGTCGGAACAATCGCGTAAGCTGGTAAGAAACCCGCTGGAGGATATCAGGATGGATGATCAACTTAAAGACGGCAATGCCGCTCAAGAGCGTCCAATTGATCCACTCCGGCGGGTATTTATACCACGAGAAGCGGTGACACCGAACGGAACGACCGTCTTTCGAACAATGGATGGTGATGTGTATTGTCGATTGGACGACGGGTCCATTAGACGTACTAATCCGAAAGTCAACGGCAAGCAGGCGCGGAAACTACGAGCAAAGTCGCGCAGGAAGGTATAGCTATGTCATTCAAGCAGGGTGAGGTTATTCACACCCACGATGGGAAGCGCCACCGCGTCGGAAAGGGTGGCAAGCTTCCCAAGATGAAGAGAGGAAAGGACGAAGTCTCGAGCATTCGTGGGTTCATTCGTGGTTCGCTCGTAGATTGCCTTTCGGGAGAAGTGATCGAAGGCGACTGGCACGAGAATGTGATTACCACCTACGGCCACGGCATGGTGGTGCGCAATTACGCAGGGCTGGCGAGCTCTGCCTCCTCGGTTGCAGCCACGGTGACGTCGGATATGGGCTTTGCTCGCTTCTGGGGCATCGGCTACATGACGCAGGCGCAGTCGTCGAACTTCTCGACGATGAGCGCGATCGACTCCACGGAATACGGGCTGCACTCCACGGGTGGTGTTTCTCGAGCCACGGTGTCCGTTGGATCGCAGCTTCTGTCGGGCACTTGGAGCTTGTCACAGAGCTTCCAGTATGCTTCAACACACATCTCGCACGCGCAGACGGTGAACTGCATCGCGCAGTATCACACGTCGAGTGTCGGCGCGGGAACGGCACATACGTTGGCGACCTTCGCTTCGTCGACCAAGGGGACGACGCAGGCGTTGAACGTCACGTATAACTTCGTTTTCTCGACGGTCTTTGCTTTTATGGTTTGTGGCGCTCCGTTGCTGCATCTCGTAAAGGCATTCATGCTGCTCCGCCTAATGGCGGCGCTAAGCGCAGCATAGTAATTTAGATTTGCGCGTGGGGAGCAAATCTTGACATACACTATCTACGCGTTGTTTGATGCGCGAGAATCCAACGTTGTTCGTTACATTGGCTTCTCGCGCAACTTTGAAAAGAGATTTGATGCGCATCTGGATGAGGCTCGGAAGTCTTTAGCAAGGTCGCACAGACTCAACTGGTTGCGTAAAATAAACGTTGATGTTCGTTGTCGTCCTTTAGTTATTGTTCAAACTGCAGACGAGGCGGCAGATCTAGAAATTAAAGCAATAGCTTCTTACCGTAAGACTGGTCATCCGTTAGTAAACGGTACAGAAGGTGGCGAAGGAGTCCAAGGCTTAGGTGGTCGATTAAGCGATGAGGCATTAGCAAGACGAAACGCTTCGTTGAATAGTTCGGCATATCTCATTAAGCGTAGCGAGCAGAGTATTGAGCACTGGTCTTCAGAAGAAGCCCGCGAACACCAGAGCCAAGAAATGCGAGAACACTGGTCCAGCGAGAAAGCTGAACAACATCGTCAAATTATTGTAGAGGCTAATAAGCGTATTCAAACTGGCCTCAAACGTTCTCCTGAAGCTCGCGAAAAGATGCGCCAAGCTAAACTTGGTAAGCCGCAAATGGCTCGGACCGAAGAGTGGAAAGCAAAGATCAGCGCGGCACAGAAGGGTATTAAGCGACGCTCATGGACTCCGGAAGAACGAGAACAGCGTAGAGTCCGGATGCAAGATCCAGAAACACGAGCTAAGATGAGCGCATCGGCAAAAGCAAGAGTTCGGTAACGCCCGCAAAGGGCAACTGCGTGGGAGCAGTCTTTAATGTCAAAGAACATAGCACTTGGATCGTGTGATATAGGCTTGTTGAATGATGGAATGGTTGTCATTCAATTTCCAGAGCCTATTAGGCACATGACGTTTACACCGGCGCAGGCCGAAGCCATTGGAGTGGCGTTTATCAAGAACGCGGCTCATGGTGAGTCTATTCAGCGAGTGTCGCCTCCGGGGAAGACGGCTGTGGGGCCGAGGAGAAAGCAGTGACTCCCCGAGTCCGCAAACTCCTCACCAAAAAGAAGGGACTTCTCCTTGACATCTCGTTCGGCGGCACTCCACAACCGAGAAGCGTCACCCTCGGACCGAACGGAGACATCAAGCACCATCCCTGCTCGCTTCCGTTTCCATTGCCGAAAGCCAGTGTGCATACTGCTGTGGTGACGCACGTTCTCGAATACTTACCACCAGAGAAATTCTTCGCGTGGTGGGACGAGATGTGGCGTGTCGTACAGCCTGAGGGACTCGTCTACGTGAGCGGACCTTACGGCGGAGACGATTCCCTCGGGTGGCTCTCTGATCCAACGCACAGAACTAGAATCCTCGAGCAGTCATTCGCGTGGCTGGACCCTCGGACTCCGCTGTATGCGGTGCATCCGTCAGTTGGGAGAAAGATTCCGAAGCCTTGGTGGCCTTTGCAGCTTGCACGGGTGCCGGGGACTGAAGGGACGATTTCGTATAACTGCATGCTGCAGAAGCGGGTGAAGCCATGAACCCCGAAACTATCATCGAGCGTCTAGTTTCCATCCAAGACCTCTTTTATAGACTCAGGCAGGCAAACATTTCAAGTGACTATGTGCCAGACGAGCAGCAGGAAGAAGCACTGGCGCAGACCATTCGAATTCTCAAAAATCGAGTTAAGAGTTACGGGGTGACGCCATGAAAGGCGACGTCGTAGAAGGCGTCAAGCCTGCCACCATCGTCCAGGTCGGTGAAGTCTCTATTGAAACGCTCGAAGCAGCCGTCCGTGCTGACCAACAGAAGCACGAACAGTTGCTTGCTGGTTATCATAAGGTCTGGTATGAGGCGTCCTACACGTGGCCGTATACGCACTTCCTCGGTGTCGGAATGATGAAGTGCCCGAACGACCTATGGATGTATCAGGCCATCATGACCAAGTTGCGGCCTACCACGATTATTGAGACTGGCACCTATCAGGGAGCATCCGCGCTGTGGTTCGCTTATCTGATGGATATGCTTGGGATTGATGGTGGACGAGTCTTTACGGTGGATTTCGAGGATCATCGGAACAATGCTCAGGTATTGCATCCAAGGATTTCTTTTCTTGGTGGAAACTCGGTAGACCCGGAGTTGGTCGAGGCTATCAAGCTTCAGATCATTCCCGGGCCTCTGCTTGTCTGCCTTGATTCCGACCACTCGGCCAAGCACGTCCGAGAAGAACTTGAACTGTATGCGCCACTTTGTAAGGTCGGCGACTGGCTCATCGTTGAAGACACGAACGTCGGGTGGACAGATGGAAAAGATCATACAGTAATCTTCCACGGCGATATTGGGAAGTGCGCTTGCGGCATGCAGTTTATGTTGATGGATGAACTAGCACGGGAGATCGGTAAAATCAAATGTCCGCATGACAAGAACGACATGGGCGCCCGCGGCGGCTTGCAGGAATATATGGAGAACCATCCGAACGAGTGGCGTCAGGACGTGCTTTCCGAGAGGTATCTGTTGACGATGAATCCGGGTGGGTGGTTGGAGCGGATGGCGGAGTGCAGCCATGAATAAAACTGCAAAGCTCGCTCTTACACCAGTCCACCCCAAACCCGGACAGGACTCTGTTCAGGTTCTCCTCGGAACACCAACTCTCGGGAGCGTGCATATCAGTTGGTACAACGCCATGGTCGGCATGGTCACTCCGCCGAACTGGTCCGTTGTTCGAAGTACGCCGATTGGTTATACCACGGCTGACGCACAAAACATGCTAGTGGATTCGTTCTTGCGGGGTCCGTTTCGTGCGCTGATTCTTATCGAAGATGACACGTGTCCACCGCCGGAGACCATCCTAGTCTTTGATCGGTGGTTCTGGAAGATGGAGCGCAAGAAGGCTCCTCCGGTTGTCAGTGGGGTATATCACATCAAGGGAAGCGCTGAAGTTCGTAAGGGAAAGAAGGGCGGCATCGAACTTCTTGGCCCTGAGCCGTTGGTCTATCGGGGCGGAGGCACGCGGGCCTATCGTGATTGGAAATACGGCGATGTCGTGTGGGTAAGTGGAGTGCCGACAGGCGCACTGCTCCTGCATCGGAGTATCCTTGAGGCATGGGCTCGCGAGGACGACGTTCCGGTTTACACGCTTCCTGGCTATCCCTTTCCGTTGAAGAAGATCTTTGAAGCACCTGCGCGGGTATGGATCGAGGGTGATGGCACCCACGTCGCCTCAGGCACCTCGGACTTATATTGGTCAGATCAAACCATCAAGCGTGGCTTGCTCGCGAAGGCTGGTTATCCTGCGTTGCAGAAGAAAGAATTTCCATATATCATCGATACGTCGCTGCATTTCAAGCATGTGGACCGAGCGTCTGGAGTGATGTACTGATGGCCGATCTCTTCGCCCGCGTCGGTGGTCTTGGGCGCTCCACGCTTGGAGCGGTAACAAATCTCGTTGTGACGTTGTCCGAGGTTGTCAAGATGACGGCAGATACCATCACACGTACATGGGATGGGACTGGCGACGTGGCGTTTAACAAGTCGCCAGATCATGCCACCGTGACGATGTATGCCGCTCGTCTACGTGTAAGTGGAAATGCAACTGTTATAGAGACACAGCCGTTGGGAGTCCCTACGCCCGACGGAAATGGAGTTATCGTTGCGCCACTCGAAGGATTGTTAGCAGGGCACACGGCTGGTGATTACACCATCTCAATCCTTGCAACGAACGCCAGTGGTTCAACAGATTCCGCCGAGTCGAACATCTTTACGTTGCCATTGGCGCGGCCGATAGAAAAGGTACGGTTTAATGAATCTCTTACGGTCGTTCGCGCATAAGACGTGGTGCTGGCTCATAACCGCACGGCTTGAGAAGTTGAGCCGTGCCGAGCATGAGTGGCGTATTCGTGAAGCCTTAGAGCGTTGGTTGCCGCAACCCGCTCCTGTAGAAGAACCGTTGCCGCGTAGACAGCCTTTGACGCTGTCTCGGGCTGTTCAAATAGCGGTCGTGTTTGCGTTTGGGATGGTTCTTCTCGATCCGTATTTTCAAGCTCCAGGGGCGGTGACTGGGGTGAACGTGGCTGCGCCGAGAGTAACAAGTAGTTCGATTACTTGCACAATAAAAACTGCCGATGCTAGCCGTACGGCGGTTGCCGCTGCTGTTGCAGCAGCTAATTCCGGAGATACGATTTGTGTTGCGGCAGGGAGCGATACATGGTCATCTTCAATTACGGTTACAAATAGCAATAAAGCCCTGACGATCGCGGGAAGTGCATCGTGGGCAGGGACTGGAACGACGAGTATAACATGTTCAGCACGCTGCTTTTACTGGTCTAGTAACACAACCAACGATGTCGCGATTCGCATTACTGGTTTCACCCTTTCCTCTAGCGATTCAACGTTCTACGTAGATTCGGACGGTGGAGGATTTGGTCCGCAAGGGTGGAGAATCGACCATATTATTCGCACTAATAGTTCGGGTGGAATCATCAACTTCTTCGATGGCTTCGGTGGACCCAGCTTGAATTCCGGGCTCGAGGGGTTGATTGATAATAACACGATATATAACGGCCGCATCGTGTTTTATGGTGAAGCCGGCACGCCCTACGGAACAGGCGGACATTACCGTTGGATCGAGCCAACTAATTTTGGAGCACAGAATTTTGTATATGTCGAGGATAATCTGTTCGACAACAGTTCTGTGAATCCAAATGTAGTAAATGGTACGAACACCGTAGACGGGAATAATGGTGCAAAGTACATCTACAGATTCAACGATTTTAACAATGGCCGAGTTGAAGCGCATGGCGTACAAGGAACGCATCGAGCTACGCGCGCACATATCTTCATGTACAACAGTTTCATAGCGCCCTCGAATACTGACTGCATCCTACGTTACTTTTTCCTCCGCGGCGGAGAATCAATGGTTTTTGGAAATCGCACTGATGGTGACGACGGTGGAGGCTCTTCAGGATGTCCAGGAACAGAAATCAGCATCGATGTTGCAAGGTCTAACCAACAAGATACAGACCCTACGTTTGCATCTCAAATTGTAGGAGTTGGCGGCGGATGCGATGGAGATGCTTGGGTTGATGAAAATCAATCCGGACAAGAGGGCTGGGCGTGTTTAGATCAAGCTGGGGCCGGAGTAGATTCTACGATGCACGTTATGACCGGATCTCAGGGATCTACGTGGGCTTGGTCCACGACAGCCAGGAACACCTACGTAACACAGGCTCGTAGTCCCTGGTATTTATGGGATAATATTCGTACTGATACGAATAACGACATCGATTGGGATCATAATTGCGTAGGATTCGCTGCAAGTTGCACTAGACAGGAAACCAAGTTGATCGTGCGGAATCGAGATATCTACACGTCAGCAGGGAATACTGCACAGGTCTCAAGTTCTAGCCCATTCAACGGCACGACCGGGACGGGCTACGGAACACTCGCAAATCGTCCAAGTACTTGTACGTCAGGTGTTGGTTATTGGGCTACAGATCAGGGAACGTGGAATCATAGCACCACAAATGCCAGGGGCGTGCCGCGTAACGGTGCCGACGGCCAACTATTCAAGTGCACTGCAACGAACACCTGGACGCTTCACTTTGAGCCTTACACCTATCCGCACCCGTTGAGAGGGGGCGTTTAAATGTCTTGGAGCTTTGTCAACTTTACCTCAGGCGAGAACGGCGCGGCGGCGACGACTGTTCTTACAGCATTTGCAAATACCGCAGGAAATGCACTCGTATTGGGTGGTTCTGCAAGCAACGGCGACATCAATATTACCAGCATCAGCGATACAGCCGGTAATACGTGGCAGGCGGCTCCAAATGCGACGTCCGGCGCTGGTGATAAACGAGCAACACCTCGAGCGACGCTTCTGCGGCCGGATCTAATGCCCTTACGAGCCAAACGATGACCGGATCAAATACGTTCGTTGACGCAGCGAACGGAGATTTTCACCTCGTATCGGCATCTGCCGTGGGCGCGACGGCAGGACTTAGCGATCCGGGTTCTGGTTTGTTCAGCGACGACATGGACGGACAAACGCGCACGGGCACGTGGAACCGTGGGCCGGATCAGTTCGTAACTGTTTCTAATGATCTTAACGCTTTGATCGGAGAACCGATCAATGGGTACAGTGCGCTGAATTAATATGGCTTTTAAAGACAACATTGGTGTCACGGAAGAACTAAAAGTCGAAATAGTCGATTGTCAGGTCGAGTATGAACGAGCTCGCATGGTAGAACCTGATTGGCAGGGCGGGGTCGAGCCGCTCCAGCAGGAAATTAGGCGGCTTCGCGAGGAGTTGGAAAAGAAGTAGATGGCCGTCACACAAGGACAGTACCGCTTCGGGATAGACGAAAGCACGGAGGCTGGGCATGGCTGGTATGCCGCCCAGAACGCTAATCCTGCGTTCGGTGCCATCCCGCTCGATACGACGTTCCTTTTGCGGTTTCTATGCCAGTGTGATGCTACAGCACTTTCAAATGCTGATTTTGAGTTTCAATACCGAAAGAACGGAGGTGCCTGGACACAGATCAGCACATCGTCTACGGATGTTCGTGCCGTTACACCAACGTGCTGGGCTAACGCGGCGAATACAACAAATAGATTAACGGGCGGCACTGGAACGTTCGAGGCATCTTCCCAGGGTTGCACGGCTGACGGTATCTCCGGAGGCACCGCGTTCGATATAGTATCAAATGGCTTCGGTGAAACCGAATGCGCAATGCAGCTGCGCAGTGCCGATCTTGTTGCTGGTGACTTTATCGAGTTCCGCCTTACGCGAGACGGCGGAACGCTCATGGACACCTACTCGGTCGCACCAGCCCTCGGGGTTCCGCTGTCGGCGTCCATCACTGAAACCCGAAAGATTGCTGAAGCCCTTGTCGTTGCGGTTGCTGGCACACTGTTTATAAGTGCATC